AAGTTGTGGTGAGTTAGTACTATTTGTATTCTTGTAATAACTATCATGATTACCAACAATCATGTGAACATCATATTTTTTAAGAGGTTCAAATACAACTCTTTTTGCCCAATCTAAACTTTGATAATCAATTGATTTACGGCTATCAAAAGCATCTCCCATGTGAATAACAGTTGTAATCCCGTACTGCTCCAGTGTCGGGAAGAAAATGTTTTTATAGAATTGCTCAAAGTAGTCATGAAAAAGTTTTGACCCTTTTCGTGCTCCGTAGTGAGTGTCTGTTAAGATTGCAACTTTCATTTAGTAACGTTGTTTGCTGTGAACGCCATCTTTAATGGAATTATAATCCGAATAGTTACCCGTGTCAATAGTATTGTCGTCGGTAAATACTTCACTAAATCCAGAACGTTCAAGTATTTTATTTTTAATTTCTAATTGACGTTTTTCTCTTTGTATACGACGAAGAAATGCGAAGTGAATAATTTGAGTGAAATATGCGAAAGGATTTTGTGATCTCTCTGGATTAAAGTTATGAATATACTGAACGCAATTTTCAATACCATCAGAAATCATATCCTCCTTAAACATATAGTTTACGAAGTTTGGCTTAAAGGAAAGGTGATTTGCAATCTTTAAAAAACACTCACCCACATACCTGGGAATTTGAGGTTTTGTTTCCCACTTTTTTGCTCTATCTTCTTTTAAAGGTTCTCTTCCATATAGTTGAATAAAAGTGATCTCCACATCCTCACGATACTTAATGAGAGCAGCAAGAAACTCTTTATTATTTACATAATGTTCTGACCTTTTTCTTTTATTCATAACTGCTGTAGTTATCATAAGTTTTTTTCATTATTATGTAGATATTATAACACTTTTTCAAATGGTTGACAAGAGGTTAAAATATTCGTATAATAACCTTTGTGGAGGTTCATAAGTTATAACTTAAGAAAGCTTAAAGATTTTTTCTAGTATTTCCTTAGCATCAGTAACGTTAGATACATATCCCATTCTACGACTCATTCTTGGTTGATTATTTTCTTCTCTACTAGATTGCCGCACATAAGATTGATACATCATAATTATTTCTATGTCCGAAGACTCTGAGAGAGTCAGAACATCAGAGAGATTGATAATAAACATATCATCTTTTGTTGTTTTTAACCAAGGTTCTACTTTATATCCTACTGTTTTTGATCTATTTTTTATTTCTGAAATAACTATGGGATTTGAAATAATCAGCATCGTCCTATCTTCTTCTTCCGAAGCTGCTATCTTTGCGAATATTTCTTCACCTGTTTTTAATTTAATTGTTGCGTAAAAATCTTCTTCAATTCCCATTTTTCTTTATTTGTATTGTTATAATTTCGTAATTAAAGTTTTCTTCGTTATATATTTTTATACGTTCAATCAGATGATTTAAAGTATAGTTTTTTCTTGACTTATGAGTACAATCATCAGAAATGTCGTACAAGACTGCTTTAGTTTTATTTTTTCCTTTTCTAAGTACTCTTCCAATTGATTGTAAATTTCTAATTCTCGATTTACTGGGGGAAGCAAAGATAACATTATGAAGGTTCTTAATGTTAACACCAGTAGAAAAGGTTCCATAAGAAGCAACAATAATTGCGTTGTTTTCTTTTTCCGTAATCTCTCTCACCAACTCTCTTTCTTCAGCATCCACTCCGCCATGTATAAAAAATACTTTACGGTCATCTTGTCTAGATGTATTTATGAGTTCGTAAAGTATTGCACCGTGAGTTTCTACACGACTATAAAGAACTAAAGTGTTTCCTTTTAGATCCAAAGAAAGATTTGTAATAAATTTATTTCTTTGCTCATGAGTAATTAAATATTGTATCTCATCTTCATAAGTTTCAAATCTTTGTGGTAAGTGTTTAAGAACGAGACACTGAATATCTAATTGAGAGATGTATCCCTGTTTCATTAATTCAATTGTTCTTGTAACTCTATAGGATGGGCCAAACACACCTTCTAAAACCCATTTGTGAGTTTGAGTTCCATCTAAAGTTCCAGTAAATCCAAATCTATATTTTGCATGATGAAGTTTTGTCATGATTTCAATCAAGGATTTGCTCTTGAATAAATGTGCTTCATCACCTATAATAACGCCATAATCGTTAAAGAATGAACGTTCTAACTTATACACAGATTGCCAAGTTGTAATAGTCACAGAATGTATATTTGTCACCTCCTTCCCACCATAGATACGATGACAATATGATTCAGCATCCCAACCATATTCATGAAAATCCTTGTACATTTGCTCTACTAGAGATGTCGTTGGAACAACTAAAAGAATTTTTAGTCCTTTTTCAACATAATATCTTACAATAGAATATATCATCAGAGATTTGCCACTCGCAGTGGGGCTTATCAATAATTTTCTATTATGTTTTAGAGAATCGTATACTCCCTCAATTTGATAATCTCTAGGAGAATGTGAGCAAATAGATTGCATATAATCTTTAACACCTTCGTATGAAATGTCATCATTCAGTTCAAACGGCATTCCATAAAATTTATTTTCTTTAAACTCATATGTGTAATTGTGAAGAGTAAGTTTATCAATTACTTTATCTAGTAATCCAACATAAACTTCTCCAGTATGAGAACTTAATAGTCGAATCTTTCCATCCCAGTGTTTGCTTCTATATTGAGACATAAATTTTGCTGACTCAACCTCAAAAGTGAAGTAAGGTTGAAGTTCATATAAAACGTGCGGGTCGCAATGAAGTTTTAGGTGTACTTCATTTTTCTTTTCAATAATTACGTCACTCATAGTAATCATAATACTATGAGTATTTATTTACATACTATCGTATTGATATTCCAAAATCATCTTATAAAAATAGTTCTTCATTGCGTTTAATTGTATTTGTTCTTGCGGATCACCTCCTGACCAATATTTAAGAGCAAGAGATAATCCTTGATGAATAATTCTTATATCTCCAATATTGATTTCTATTGTGTATAAGTCGTCATTCATTACCCTAGTCCTGCATTGAATCTCATAAACTCAATAGCATTTTTAATTTGATATGTTCTGTTTGCTATCATTTTAAGAATGCTATCGATATACATGAGCATTGTTTCGTAGTACTCGACCTTTAAAGAAATTTGTGATAGTTTTTCATCCGAATCCAAATATCCTTGAAGTGTTTCTTTGTCTCTTACTTTTTTAGGAAAGGGATTTTCTACATAAACATCGGGGTCTGCTTTACCAGTGAAGTATTCATATCGTTGATGTCTAATGCCTTTTTTTTGTTGCTCTGCTCTTTTCTTTAATAAAAGAATTGTATTATACATTTCAAAATATTTTGAATGAAGAACGGGGATGTTTAGTGATTCTGTATGTAAATTATCTGTATCAATTTTGGAATCTTGTTCCCATATTCTTTGAATTACATCAAGGTCTATACTCATAAAAGATTACCGCCAAGATCTACTATATTGTAGATAGTATACTTGAAACTCACGTCTGCTGTAAAGTACTGAACATCCATTGCTGTTGCATCAAACGATAAAGTTCCCAACGAATATGGAAATAAATCTTTAAAGGCAACTTGAAAATTTGGAAGTGATGAATTTGTTAAAACTTGAAGAGTGCCATCAGAAAAAAGACCTAGTTGTTTTTGTGATTCAAGTTTTGGATTTATAGTTCCAGTTTTTTGAAATGTATAAATTTCCTCTAAACTTTCTGGATATCCAATTCCACGCATCCAATTTTGAATTTCTAGATAATTTTTTAAGTCTTCATCTACAAGAAATCTTAAAGTAAGATCTCCAAAAATTAACTTGTCACCTGGAAGTTCAATGTCTTTTAAATATGTTGGTTGAACTGCGATTCCAAGAGTTAATTCTGGAATGTTTGCAGAATTACAAAAGAATGAAACTTTAGGAGTTCTTTTGAGAGAAAATTTAAATCCTGTAGGAGATAAAAAATTTCTATTTTCTGGTTGATCAGTTGCCATTATCTATATTCTCATTCATTGGTAATAGTATTATACCATTCTTCACTCATGCCAGTAATAATTAAATCTGCAGATTCATTGTCTTGAGCATAACCTTCTTTGATTAAGTGCCCAACAACAAAATTGTATCTTTCAACTGCTTCTTTTGTTTCTCTCGGTGTTGGTTTCATTTTGATTATGATATCCTTATTTTTATTTAGATAAAAAAAAGACCCCCCGAAGGAGGTCTTGTATAATCTTGTGAGAAAAACTCACATAAGATTCTTAACCGCAACTCTACGGTAGTAACGGTTTGCATTAACTGTAAGACCACCAAGTCCTTGGTTAGTTCCCTCAGCGAATGGGTTTGCAACCATACCGTAACGAGTCTTAAAGCCAATTTTAGGCTGGAAGTTGTTCTCACCAACGGCACGAACCATTTGGAGAGGAACATAAGGACAATAGAACAGTCCAGCATCATAAGGTGAAGAACCCTTATAACCAACAACATAATACTGATTACCTGGAGTTCCGTTAGCGGTAGTTAGGTTAGCAGAATATGGGTCGATGTAGACCTTGAATTTGCCCATCAAAGTACCAGCAAAAGTGCTGCCGGTATCATCAACGTTCAGATTGCTGTTAAGAGCAGGGGTGTAGTCAAGAACACCAGCCATGGTCAATGCTGAAGCAACGTCAGCAGAGCACATAACGGTGTTGCCCTTTCCACGACGAGTTCTTTGTGCGATTGCATTGGCATCACGCTCAATCTGGAACAGAAGACCTTTGAACTTCTCAACTGACCAACGACCGTTGGAGTCAATATCGAGGTCAAAAATACCTGCAGTAGCAGTGTTTTGAACTGCACCTTGCTCAGCAACCTTATAGACGGTTCTGATAACTTCACGGTTGATTTCAGCAAGAATCTCAGTTGAGAGAATGTTTGCCAATTCCGCTTCAGCATTCAGGCCATGGATTGCCTTAAGGTCTTGTGCAAGTTCTAATGAATACTCAGCCTTGAGTGCTCTTGACTTTGCAGTAACAGTAACTTTCTCAATTGAGAACGCCATCTGATTGAAGGCATCAGAACCTGTGCCATCAAGGTTCTCAGCAGAATCCGTGCGTAAACCTTGACCTACGTTATAGGCAGTAGAAGTAGCAGTACCAACAGGGTTTAAAACTGAGGGATTAACACCACCTTGGGCAGTGGTACCAATACCAGCAGCAGTATCACTGAATCCAGCAGCATCGTCACGACCAGCAGGTTGACCAGAGAACGCCGAATCAGCTTCGTTGAAGAATGCTTCAGTACCGGACTGATTAACATAACGTGAACGCATTGCAAAGATGAGTCCAGTAGGACCACTCATTGGTTGAACGCCTGCGATATCATAGGC